AGTTCTATGGCTCGACATGTGCGAGTTCAATGTGATTTTCGGTGACTTGATCTTTGAAGTCCTTAGTGCTTATTGCTCTGGACATCTTGCTACTGCTGTCACCGCCTCCCTTTATGCCAAGATTGGATTCCGCTATTCTTTCCGCAATCTTCATCCTCTTGGAAAAGTGGCTGGCACCCTTGCCTTCGACTCTTCTGTCTCTTCCATATTCCAAGGTGACGATCACGTTGTACACCCTGCTGCTCCTGTCCGTTCGTGGTTCAAGCCCACTGCTTGGACTCCATTGCTCGCTGCGATTGGTCTCAAATACACCACCGCTGAAAAACTCCCTGTCGTTTCTGATGACTGGGAACCTCTTGAGAAGGTCACTTTCCTTAAGTGCCAGTGGCGTCATGAACCCCGTTATGACCGCTACGTTGCTCCAATTTCTCTAGAGACCATCCGTGAACTTTGCTACTACCATCCCAAATGGGATAAGAACAACATGGTTGCCCAAGACAATTTTTCCATTGCTATACACGAACTTTCTCTCCATTCTGAAGCTGTCTGGAACGAGTTGTCTCCCATTATGTTCTCGTCCTACCGTGAAGCCTACAACGAAGAGTTCCCCGTCCGATCCAAGTCCATGCTCATGGATAATCTCACGTCCACCACATGGGAAAATGCCTCGCGCGTTCTTTCTGTGCGAGGCAACACCCGTGAGTGGATGATTGACCAAACTCTCATTGGGCTCATGGGTGGTGGTGCCTCCAAAGGCGACGGCCCAAAGATCATGGTCACCTATACTTACTCCGCAACCGTCCGTCTTTACCATTACGATGTCCGTTCTGACAATGAATGGTTTGTCCACATGCTCGTTGTCCGCCAGATCCATCTCAACGCTGATGACGAAGTTCGTTGTCGAAAGAACTTTGTGACCGACGAATCTACAGAAACCCACTACTGCAATGTATTCCATCTCCCCGACAATTTCTCTCTCATGGATTACTACATTGACTCTGTTGACGAAATGAAACGCAATATGTGCCGACCTGATCCTGGTCTCTGGCGCACTCACTGGTTCTGCAGTGAGAAATACAACGTCAACGAGTGGGAATGCCGATACAAAATACGACCCACCTTCCTTCCTGATAGTGCCCGATGCACTGACTACAATCTTGTTATGATTGAACTTGCTACAACCCAGTCCGTACAAGAAGTGTCAGCCGACCATCCCGAAGGATTTGGTCCGAC